TAGACCTCCCATTGTTTCTTTTAATGCTCCTAAATCAGATGTAATAACCAAACATCCACAACTCATAGCTTGTAAAACAGTAATACAACTAGTTTCGGGAAAAGTATTTGGATAAGTTAAATATTCGATATGATAAAGTTCTTCAGCTAATTTAGTCTGATTAATTCCTTGATTGAATTCAACTCCTTGAATATTTTTAAATGATTCATAATTTTGTTCATTGTCTTGTTGCTGATAAATATTCATTCCTGAAAATATTTTTAAATTAGAATCTGGAAAATTCTTTTTAATCTTACTAAATATTGGTGATAATAAATTTAATCCTCTCCATGGTATTGAACAATAAGTCATTGAATTTTTCTTTTTATTATTTGATTTATCTAAATATTGTTCGAATGTTTTAGCAATACCATTTCTCAAAATCATACATTTACTTTCATCGATTTTGTATTCAATTAAATATCTATTTTTTTGCCATTCACTCACAAAAACAAAAATATCAATTAAATCTTTTAATTTATTATGTTCAAATTGTTTTGAAGCTTCTTGATCAACATCATGACCTGTCCATAGACCATATAGTGTTTTATTATTTGATAGATTAATTTTAATAGTAGCTAATTCATGGGGAATACAACTAACTAAAATTAAATCAAATGTTAAATTATTAATTTGAATATAATTATAATATGAATCAACAGGTACATGAATTACATTTCTAATATTAGAAATTTGATTAATTTTGTTAAATAGATAAGTTTGATGCCCTCTTATGCTCATTTGTTCAAGAAAAAAACAAATAGCACTTTGTGTTCCTCCTAATGGTTCTTCATATGGTGTATTTAATGAATATTTCCAATTAGAATCAAAAACTCCAATAATCATTAAAATAAAATGAATGTATTTTTTAAGTAAATTTTTATAAAATTATTTTATAAAAATATAATTTGGTAATTCTCTTAAATAAACAATAATATACCTGAAAAAAATATATTTATGTTACCAGGTCCAAAATTTTTAAATATTTTTAATTTAGAAAAAATTTTTTCTTTATTAAAAGTTGGAAAACAAGATCTATATACTTTATAATTTAATTCATTAATTTTTAAAAATAAGTCATATAATACTCTTTCTAAACCACAACCTTTTCCTTCAAATTGTTTTCTACGTCTTTCATAAAAGTTATCAGACCCAGTTGCTTCATATGATGCAATGGCTTCATTTAATCCATAACCAACAGAAAACATATAACATATAAATATAATTATTGTAAAAAATATAATATTTTTAGTATTAAATTTTCTTGTTAATAATAAATATCCAATTAAAAATGTCTGTGAAACAATATCTGATGAAGCATCTAAAGCCATACCTAAATCTGATCTCATATTATATTTTCTAGCCATTTTTCCATCAACACAATCTAATATGTATCCAATAAAATATGAAATGACAGCATGGATTCTTTTATCTAAATGTAAAAAATAAATAGATAAAAATGTAAATATAGTACTTAAAATTGTAACCATATTAGGTGTTAGTCCTAAATTGTATAATGGATCAACTAATTTACTAGCTATTGGAAAGAATATATTTAGATCTGACCAAGGTTCAAATTTTTCATCATCACCATATTTTGATTCTGAATTAAATACTTTTAATTCTGAATTATTATTCATATTAATAATATTTAGACTAAAATATTTTAACAAACCTTGTATTTTTAGGTTCGTTTTCATCAACTGGATCAATTATTTTAAACATATCATGTTGTACTCTTAATTTAACTTGTTTATCTCTTTCATCTTTAGCATCTAAATCAGGACCTTTATTTATTTCCATTAGTTTACATCCAAGTTGATTATCTGGTGCGACATCACAACCAAATAATTGGAATTTAAAATGGTTATCTAATTTTTTATTTTTACATATTTTTTTACTAATTGCTTGCATAACTCCACTCATTAGTTTTTCAACACTTTTATCCCAAATTTTACTAGAACCATTATTTTTACTTTCTAAATAATCTCTAAAATCTTGAAGTGTTAATGGATTGACTTCATATACTTTTCTATCAATATATCCAGTTGTTATATGTTTTTTAAATGATATATCATGTGAATCATAATATTCTGGAGTATAATATAAAAAACCATCTTTATGAATATATCCACTTATTTTACCTTGATAACATGTTACCAACATATAGTATCTAAAATTAATTTTACGATTATCAATTATATAAGGATTATAAACATAATCTTGCACTAAATACCATCCTTTACTTAATCCATTTATAATTTCATCTAAATCTCGTGTTAATTTAATACCTTCTTGTCTTTGTTCATAATTTTTAAGAACATACATTTGATCACATCTTTTTGCTTTATTTGCTTTAAAATGCGCCGGAAAATTTTTCAAGTCTTCTTTATTTTCTAATAAAAATGTTTTAGGCATATAATCAGTTGCTTTATCACCATAAAATTCATTTAACAATTCCCATAAAGCTAATTTAGAACCAATTTTATCACATCCATCTATTAAAAATAATTTCTTTCCAGTTTTATCACTTTCAAATGCTAAAATATCTTTTTCACAATCATTGTATGAACATGGTACATATAAATCATATTTTTTAGAATCACTCATTTTTCTTTCTTTCATAACTTTTAATAATAATTCTGGATAATTACCACAAGGACTAGAGAAGTTAGTAAAATCTTCTTTTTGTTTATCACAATAACACATAACTAAAATCAATCCTAATAATATTAATAAAATTAGATATAATTTCATTAAATTTATTTAGATATTAAATTTTTTTATTGACCAAATAATTAAGCCAAATAAAATACTTCTTATTATTAAATTTGGATAAGGACTATTATATTTTTTAACAAATGGTATTTTATCATAGATAAATTCAATAATAAATTTATTATTTAATAAATTAAAAATTAAAACATTAATTATAATATCTTTATACTCCTTCATAATATTAGGTTTTTCTTTTTTAATAGGCTTGTTATTTATAATCTCCGGAGTTGAATTAATTGTTTGTTCTAATTTTTGTAATTGGGTATTCTGAACAAGATTTTTAGAATAATTTACAGGTAATGGTTCATTATAATTATATCCATTAATATTAACTTTTTGTAAATCAGATTCAACATTTTTAGCAAATTGAGACATATTAATATTTTTCTTAGGTCTAACATCTGTAATAGTGGAAGTAAATGTATTCATATTATTTCTAACTGAATCATAATTAAAATTTGTTCTAGTGTTAATAGTATCAGAATTATTATAATTTGCTAAAATTTTATCATAATCTATATCTGTTTCGGTATTTTTAATATCAATATTATTTTTTAATTTTGATACTGATGTTCCAATTTCACTATCATCATTAAAATTAAATTCTTTTTCCATTACTATTTATAAGATTTTAATTAAAAAACAGTTAATTAAACTCATTTTAAATATTTTGATTATTATTATATAACAAATCTAATACTTTATATTTATTAAAAATAATTTTTCTACCAAGATCATCTATCTTTTCTTCTGTATAATCACTCGGTGTCATGAAACTAGATAATATTTTTGATAAATAAATAATTTTTTTAACTTCATCTAGTGTTAGATTTCCTCTGAATTCATCTGTTTTCATTGTAAACCATATACATTTATCAATCGGTTGCTTAACTAGTGTACCGCATAATGTTTTATCACCATCTAAGGCAGTAGTAAACCAAATATTTATATTATGCATCAAAAATGGAATTTCTATTTTATCACATTTTTCATCTTCAAAAAAATGGTTCGCAAAATTATTTAAATCACCAACACATTCACATTCTTCCCATTTACCTTCATTGCAAGTCACAATAGTTGTATGAACTCTTTTTCGTAATAATCTAGCAATATCATTTTTTGTTATTGATTCTAAATACATTGAATCAGTAAGAGGAGGTAAATAATTTTTAAATAAAATAACATTTGAATATACTTTATCACCATTAATATTTAATAAAGAAGCAAACTCATTTGAATTTTCATCTGTATGATATTGTGGTTCTTTTTCTAAATCAATATAAATCATTTCATAAACATAATATGGTTCTTCACCTATTATTTCATTTTTAACATATAATTCCTTAACTTTGTATTTATCAACATCTAAATTTACTGATATAACTTCAAAAAAATTATCCTGATTTGTTGTAACTGATTTAAATAAATCAAGTTCAATTAATTTATTAGTATAATTTGGATCCATCCAAGATACGTTTTGAATTGAACCTGGTTTAACTACTAAAACTTCAAAATCATTATTGTTTTCCATTTTAATTTTATCCATCCATAATTTTGTTTTTTCTGGAGAATTAGTCATATTATAAACTAATATAAACTTATTTTTATATATATTTAATAAAAAATATAGATTATTCTAATGGATGATAATATAATTGATAAAATTTTAAATAATAGTGAAAATGATTATGAAAATATATTATCTCACAATGAGTTATTATCAATTAAAGAATATATAGAATCTTTAAAAAAGGAAAATTCAATTTATCATAATTTGTATAATTTTACAGATGGTTTCATGTTATCTAACTTAAATTTAAAAAATCAAATAATATTAAATGATGATATTAATAATATAACTTTTAATACTGAATTTAAAATTATAGATATTGGAGTAGAAATAATAAATTTTCTAAGTTTGGTTTCAATAAATAATAATTATATTAAAATAAATTTTGATTACGATAAAATAAAAATAGAATATAATAAAAATTGTTTATATATTTCTGATTATAAAATACTAAAAAATAAATGGCAAAAAATGTTTGGAATCATACAAATATCAGATTATGATATCAATATAATATTAGAAATAGAAGATCAAAAAATTATTTTTAATAAAGTTGATTCAATCAAAAATAATTTACTTATGGATAAAGAATGGAATATATTTGTAGATCATAATAATATTATAGAACATAATTTTGTTTTTAAAAAATTCATAATACTTCAGGATAAATTAAGTTTTGAACAAATAGAAAACTTTGATTATAAGAATATATCAAATAATATTTATATCGTTTCAAAATATTAGTTTTCACTAATAAAAAAATCATGAACATTGTCTATTTTTTCCTTAGCTAATATTTTTACTGGTAATTGAGAGAAGAACTTTTGATTATTTCCATTTTCATGAGGAATAAATGTTTTTTTTTCTACTAAATATAAATATCTTCTGGTTTTTAATTTTTTAATGCCACTTGGTTTTAATTCTTTTAGACTAATTTCAGAACCATTATAATTTTTTTTAACTTCACCATCAACAAAATTAATTGAATTTAATAATGCAACATTTGGATCACTAAATGCTACAATTTTACTATTTAATTTAGGATGAATTAAAGAACTTACATTATAAGGTTCTTTCATGCTTATCCACATTTCATTACCATCATTTTTAGTTGAATTTTCAATTAAATTAACAATAGTATTTAATTGATCAATAGTTTTTTCAATATAACCTATTTTAGAATAAGTTGATTCAATTATTTGTCTTTTTTTATGTAAGAAACTATAATTTATATAATCTAATGGAAAATTTCCTTCAATAATTTGATTTTGATAAGTTTCTAAATTATATTTAATCCAAGCTTTAACTTCTTCATCAATGTTAGATTTTATAATAAATTTATTTGTACAATCAATATTAATTCTTTTAGATAAACTTTTATAATGATTATTTTGACCGACTAATATATTCATTTTTTTTTGATTAACTTTAGAATCAATAATATCTTTAAAATTTTGTTCCCAAAATAGACTCATTTTTTTATCAACTTCTTTGAATTTATCATTTTTATCATCTTTAAGTTTTTGATATTGTTGATACATTTTATCAAGTTCGGGTTTTTTTAATATTTCTTGATTAATAACATCTAAATCAATAACATTAAATATTTTTGCATTTAATTTATCTACGAATGATTTCTTAGAATATGGGTTAAATCCAATTATATGACATGATAAACATTTAGACTCATTATTTAACATTTAAAATAGGTGTGAAATTTTTTTATCTGTAATTAGTTAAAATCAATTATTAGTTAAAAAAATATTTATATATTATTATATACAATGTCAATTTTATCTTCTAAAATTAATAATTCTAAATTAAATTTAGGTTTGTCAGAAAGAATTGTAACATTAAATAATATAACAAATCCAATTCAAATAAGATATACTAAAAATCAACATGGATTTTCAGATCCAAATAATGATTCTTGTCGATATCTTTTTGAACTAATTATAAATGGTGAATCTATAGGTAAAAAATATTTTAGAAATTTAGAAGAAAATAAATATTGTCATATGATTAAATTATCTCATAAAATTAAATTATGTGACATTCAAAATTATAAAGCTTCTATTAGTATTCATCCATCTGAATCATTAACTTGTTTTGAAATTGAAGGTCAAATAAATCAATATGAATCTAGTTCAATTCAACGTAGTGATAATATTTATATTGAATTTACTAAGAATGATATGGGATATACAATGTGCTCATGTTTTTATACTGGTTTAGATCAAAATAAAATATTTGCATCGCCGCCAAATTAAAAATAAAAAAATGTTTAGTAATTATAAGATATATGAGTTATAATTATGAAATTAATTATAATATTCAAAAAAAGAAATCCGAACAATCAAAGTACACCTATAAAAATAATGAAGTTGATTCTCAAACATACATTTTCGAATTAATATTTAAAGATAAATTTAACCAGGTTAAAGTTATTAGACGTATCAAAAAATGTAATCAAGGAAATTTAGTTTCAGATGAAGATGCAATTAATTATAACATGATTGAAAAATATAAATTAACAGTCATTGATGTCAATTATCCTGAAAAACCAATTATCATAAAAGAAACATTAAATAATTCTTTAACAACTAATACATTTTTAAATAATGAAATTTATTTAGAAATCAATCAAATTTCAAACAATTATTTAGATTTTAATTATCATATAAATTTGAATCAATAAAATTAATTTAAACAATAAAATATTTTTTATTGCTTAATTATAATGGAAAACACTGACAAAAATATAATAGAATGGGAAGAAATGTTTAATAAATATTGTGAACTAGAATTAAAGTGTGTTAATAACATAAATGGAATATTAGAAATAAAGAATAATTTAAAAAAATTATTAGGAAATCAAAAAAAAGATGACATATTATTTTATAAATCTTTAATTGATAATTCTCACTTTTATTTAAACAGTTCACTTAAAATTAGAAAAATTAAATTTTTAAAAGATCTCAATTATCTTTGGTCTCAAATAGATGAAAGAAAACAAATGGATGAAGTCAATAAAAGTAATTTTATGTCATTATTGAAAGATTACAGAAAAATGACAGAAGATATCGCACGAGCAAAGAAAAATAATACTATTTTAACATGGGTTAAAGATGATAAAGTAGAAAGTTTACAAGATTTAGAAAATGATTTTAAAGAGGTTATGGATTATCATATTAAATTAATTGATTTTTTTACATCTAGTGTTGAATTAGAAAAAGCATTTTACTGCGGAAAATAAAGTTGTAAAAAAATATTCTAATATATAAATATGCCAGAAGAAAATAATCAAAATAAAATTGTAGAAGAAAAAGATATTCCTTGGAAAAAAGAACAAGAAGATATTTTAAAAAAATGGGCTGATAAATCATTGTGTTTTAAAATGATGCATGAAAGAGCACATCGACGTTTTTGGTGCATGAATGCTTGGTTTAATATACCAGTCATTATTTTATCAACTGTTACTGGTGCTGGTAATGTTGCTACTGCTTCTTTTAATGATTCAGCACCATATGTACCCTATATCATTGGTGCTGTAAACATTTTTTCAGCTATTTTAGCTACTATTGCTACTTATACTGGAGTAGCCCAAAAATTAGAAGCACATAAATTTTCATCTGTTGCTTTTGATAAATTTGCAAGAAAATTACAAATAGAATTATCTAAAGCTCGTTCTGATCGGGCTAAAGTAAAAGAATTTATTAAACAAGCAGCTGAAGAATATGATAGATTAATTGAAATGTCACCTATTTTACCAAATGATGTTATTAGATGGTTTACAAATATGATAGAAACAGGTGAATTTGAAGAAGATTTAGGAGAAATGGCAACATGTTGTTATGAATGTTGTTGTTTTCCTTGTGGTTGTAGTTATTGTAAATGTTTTGATATTTTACTATGTAATTGTAGAGGTAAAAAACCTGAACCATCAGAAGAAGATAAAATATCTAAAGCTGCATGGAAATTAATAGAATTACCTGAAGTTATTGGTCGTATTAAACCAACTGTTGTAGCACAAGAGCCTCAACCAGAAACACCACCACCTTTGATAATAGTAGAAACAAAAAAAAGTGAGGAAAAAGCAAATGAAAAGAAAGTTGAAGAAAATGCTTATGATATTTATAATTTATCTGGTAATGAAGATTTAGTTTAGTAAAAATTTCAATTTAAATTTATTATACATATATATATATATATATGTATAAATATACAGCTTGTGGTAAATTTATTGTAAAAAAAGAACTTTTTACAAACAATAGTTTATATAATAATAATATGGGAACATCAAATTCATTTAATGTTGGTGCTTCTACATTTGGTTCAGCTACTACAACTATACCAAATACGATTGATTTGATAAGAAATCCAAGTGTGTCATCTGTTGCTTCGATGAATATACCAGAAACATCTACTTCAAGTATGTCAACAGCTGGTGTTATGAATATGCCATCTATTGCTGTAATGAATATACCTACAACACCTATTTCTAGTATGCCAACAGCTGGTGTTATGAATATACCTACAACACCTATTTCTAGTATGCCAACAGCTGGTGTAATGAATATACCTACA